TTTTTTTTTTTTTTTTTTTTTTTTAAACCAGCACCAGCTGGTAACGGTCAAAACGGCCGATAGTTAATAGTTTATCCACATAATGGTGTTGCACAGTTTATACACTTGTGAGTGTGGTCCATGTACGTCTATTCAGACGAAGAATCACACCGCGCTCGAAAGCGGGGTGGGCAGGGAGGGGAAACCATAGCGAGTGCAAACGCGAAGGAGGACAGAGTATGCGGTCGCAAGGTGAGGATCCTCAGGGGCAGAGTGTTCAGCAGATTCCCGAATGGCCAGGTCAATCGATCGCCAGTAGTCAGGATCATTGCGGCCGAGAGCAACGCCGTACTGTGCTCGGTGAAGGACCACCTGTGGGCCAAGCCGTATGTTGTCGCCGCCGAACTCATAACCGCAAAACAAGAGACGGGAAGCCTGTTCAGGTTTCGCAGTCATCTTCCAGCCCTTGGATTGGAAGCCAATCTGGCGAGTGAAGTTGCCGGCAAGGATGCAGTCGTCACCAGAGAAACCAGCGGGTGTGCCAGTAGGACAGTCAAGGGAGGCACCAACGAGGGCGGCGTTGAGGAGGGTGTTGACAATCCAGGTGTATCGGTCACCAGACTCCACCTTTGGCACATGGGGGCCAAGGTGCGAGCGGGTGAACAGTCGTTCATGTCGATACATCCGTATATAGTCCTCAGGGATGCCGCTGAGGCCAAGCAACCAGCAGGCAAATTCGATAGCCACTTCGTCACAACCAGAGTCCCAGGCAGTGTAATCATTGGCGGTGCACGATCCGGGGCGCCAGAACTCCCGGTACCATGCGTTCATTTGGCGTGGGGAATTGCGGCAATGCAGGTACGTGGTCGGCAAGCGGTACTTCAAAGCGAGGTTCTCAAGGTAAAGCGCGAAGGGGGCGTCACGAAAGATTCGGATGTGGTTGAACTCAGAGATCATCTGACCTGCCTTTGCGGGCAGGAACCGGGCCTCCTCCTTCTTGACGTACTGGGTCTTCATGAATAGCTTTGCGTAACGGAGAGGCTGATCAATGTCGTTTTTATTGACGGCGGAATCAATCTGACGGGCGGAGCGCTTAGAGACCCAGGGGGAGTATGCGTCCCGGCCTGCACGCTCGAAGAGTTGCTTGTCGAACGATTGGCGTTCCCACGCAGAGACGTCAAAGAACTTCCTGAAACCGACCTTTATCTGCTTGAGCCGTTGACCATCCATCCGAGTGAGCTTGGTCTTTGAGGCACCCACAGTGATACGCTTGGCGATGGCCATTTTCTCAGTCATGACGTCGCCACGAGAGTGGCGAAGAATGGCATTGGGACCGTCCTCGACATGCTGTTGCGTGGCCCAGGTGTACTCGCCTCGAAACTCACGATCCTTGGGGTCAAGTAGGGTATCCACCATCAACGCAGGTTCAGGGGCAGCAATCAGACGGGCTGGTGGGGGCGGGGCGGAGCGCTCAGAGGGCATGGGGCCAAGGCGGTGGTCAGCGGTGATCGGGGCAACAAACTTCAGGACCTCGCGGACGTGCTCAAGCTTATGGACGTTGGCGGGGGGGGCTTGCCATGAGAACGCGGCTCCTCCAGCGGTGCGTGTGGAACGCATCGCGGCCTCAGAGCGGGGTGTCCAGAAGTCGCCAAGAATGTCCCTGGGGCGTTCGTGCCAGTCCAGCCGATCTTGTTCCGTCACCCGGCCCACCACGACAGCGGGGGCGGCGATTCCAATGCTGGCGAGGGAAGCCGCAGAGAGGCATCTGGACATGTGGCCTCGAACGGCTCGTGAAACCAACATCCGGGGGTCGTCACGAAGAGTCAAGATGCCGCGGGAGTTCTCAGAGGCGCAGGCGAGAATTGCCGAGATGATCGTGCTGCGTCCGTAAGAAGACTCATCCACTGTGCTGAGAGAGCTGAGGGGACCCATATGAAGCAACATGTTGCCGCGGGCTCGGGTCAATGCGGTCCACCAGGCGTGTTCAGTAGCGGTTTGGGAGAGACCCCCCAGATCAATGCTCACGTCGCCGTCAATCGTTATGCCTTGGCTGTCACGGAACGTGAGCGTCTTCTGGCCGCCAGAGTTTTGAGTCTCAGCAAAGCGGGGGGACACCACCAGGAACGGGATATCAGGCAGAACCTTAGAGACCAGGGCGATAACGCCATCATAGGCCGTGGCTGCACCAGCGCACGGTAAGCCAAACAAGGACGATATGCGCGGAGAAAGGCGGTAGGAGACAGTGGCATAACGGTCAGAAAGGTTGGCGAGCCAATCAGAGGTGGAGGGCATCGATCGGTCAACAACGTCGGTAGCGGGGAAGGCAGTGCGAGCTTGACATGCGTCGAAGGTGGTATAGATATCCGTCACCTCCGGGTTAAGCAGCATGAAGAGCTGGAGGAAGCCAGGCCACAGCTGAGTGGCGTCATCAAAGAACATCGAGCCAGGCATGGGTTGAACAAGCGGCATAGCACCTGTGGCGAAGTTGATCGAGGTGTTGAGGCCAGGCATAATGGCCTGGACATCACGCTGCAACGGTCCACGCAGTCCATTCATCCATGCGTGACACCTAACTGATCCAACGTCATACTCAGTTCCGACATCCGCGGCCAAGTCCTTGATGGCAAGTGTGCTTTTGCCACAGCCGCCGACACCGTGGTACAGGTGTAGACGAACCGTGCGATTGTAAGACCCAGCGATGAAGTCATGTCGACGAGACTTCGCTACCTCATAAGATCCCTGGGCTATAGCGACCTCGCTCATGCCCCGACAGGCGAGAGAAGAGGGGTTGTTCTTGATGTCCTGAGCCAAGGAGACAGCATGCTGGTAGTCGGAAGGCGTCATCGAGTACTCAACGGTCTGGCGGGATACCACGGTATGCTTAAGGTTGTCAGCTGCGGGTAGGCCGCGGCTGGGGAGACCGTGTATCATGGCTGCGGAGCGTGTCCCAGTGGCGAATTGGTTGGCGATGCGCTTGTACACCCCGGCAGGGATAGTGAGAATACTACCGAGCTCAGCAGAGGATATGGAGCGAGACACAAAGCCAACGAGACCATTAGCGGGGAGAACCACGACATCAGCGTCAGAGCGGGCTACAGACTGAGACGTCAAATGCATCACCCTACCAGTCAGAGATAGGTAAAGCTGGTGGTAGCGACCAGGGAAACCTTCAGTGGAGAGCAGGGGCTCAGCTTCAGCTTGATGAAAGTATACCGGGGCGGGGGCGCCGGGGGCTCTCGGGGCATCAACTTCCTCAGCGTAAGCCGGGTAAATCCGGACGTTCACCTGAAAGTGCTTAAAGACGTCCACAAGCGAATCCTTCTCCACGAAACCAGAGTACCAAGCCTCACGCTCCTCATAACGAAGGCGAGCGATGTAAAAGGCGAGCATGGTGTGTGGGGAAAGAACAAAGATCTTGGCCAGCTCGTTCCAGACACAGGAGTTTGACGGGTCAAGGGTCTCGGGGGGAGCAGGGAGACGAGACACATAACGACGCATTGCTTCAGGGGTAGTCGATTGATGAGGCTCCATTGAGAAAGCCGCGTACGGGTCCAAGGGGTTAACAATGAACGCGGGTTCACGGGCAGGGTGTGGAGGAAGCGGTATTTCCTCAAATCGATCAACACTGAAAGGCCGAACAGGGACGGGAGAGACGAGAGAGGGGCAGGGCTCAAACTCCAGCTTCACCCCGGATTCAAGGTCCACCGGGCGGGGGCGAGGCGGTGAAGGGAAGAAAAGCGAGCCAGGTGCAGAGAAGGCCTTCCGAACAAAACCACCAACAGGGGAAGAGCTCAAGTATCGCAAGGCCGAGGGAGAGGGTGTGGGTGCCGAAGAGTTTGGCCCCGGCACAGGGTGCTCGGGAACGGCAGGGGCATTGTCGGGGGAAGAGGTGCGGGAGAAGATGGTCTCAGAAAATTCAGTGGGGGCCTCATGGCGGCAACCGTGGTGAGGAAGGTCATCCCCATGCCGGTGAAAATTATGCCAAGCGACGCTGAATAGGCCAATAACAAATGTGCTTGCCCAGTACCTGTACACCCAGCCGTGGCGCAGACCGTATTCATGGAAGACAGCTGGGTTGAACCGGGGGAACAGGGTAAGGGTCATGGAGGTGAACAAGCTGATTTGGTAAGGGAGAGAAAGACCAGCAGGCAACGTCATCCCGCAACTCGGAAGGAAGAAGACAAAGCCATAAACCATTCGAACTTTTTGCCAGAGAGGTCGGCGGATAGCAGGTAGCTGCAGGTCCGGGACGTCGATCTTAAACCAAGCGCCAAGCAGAACAAAAATAAGGCCAGTGGGGGTGTCCCGCCAATTCATGCCAAGAAGGTAGGTGAGGAAGTTCAGCACAGGGGGAAGAAAGTGCAGCGAGTCACTAAAGTAGTGGTAGCCAAACACAAACACCATCTTCACACCGAACCAGACACCGGCGCGGGCATTAAAATTAGCGAAACGGGCAGAGAAGGAAGGGGAGGGGGGAAGGAAGAAGAAGCTAACGCTCGCAGGGTCGCACACGGAGAGATGAACGCCCAGCTGCTGCGCAGGTCCTCGAGAGACAAGCTCCGTGGTCTCGACCGTCCAGGGGAGTGACCGATCAGTGGAGCTGTGGTAACTCACCTCGGCCATGTACGTTTTGTGAGCAGCGTACTTGGTGTAGAGTTCCTGAAGAGTGAACTTGGGATAGCGTTTGGCAAACTGAATGAGGTCATCAGTGAGCGTCTTAGGTGCTAACCTTGATTCAAAACCAGAGAAAGGCATGATGTGTCGACCCACCTCATAGAGGCTAGGGAGGTCGAAGGAGCGAGTTGAGTCGGCGAGTGTTTGCGTGCGACTGATCTGCAGGATGTGATGCGCAAATTTAGACTGCAGCAGGGAGACATGCAGACACTCATTGCCGGGGGTGACCAGCTTGTTGGCAGTGAGCCAAGACCGAGCGGCGAGAGGTTGTTCGTACCTGCCGCCCTTGTCGCCCTCAGGAAAGTATATGATCTTGCCGTTTTTGCAGTATCGGAAGTCATACAGGGAGGGGGTGAGGGCAGGTAGGTCCCAGAGGGTCTCAGGTGGTATCACGCAAGTAGCAATCAGATGGTTGAGGTGTGGGTTGGCGTCGAACCAAGAACCGACAGTCGGGGCATCTAACATTTGGATAACATCATGGAGGAACCAGACAGGCGAGGACATCTTCGGGGGCTGGTATTCAAGATCAGCAAAACTGCCAGGAGTGTTGCGTAGTTTGGTGGACGCGTGAATACCAGAGGCGGGGCGAATGTTCATGTTGACGCTTTGGTAACGAGCAAAATCGCGACCATCAAGATGGAGATTGTAACGTTCAGACGCAGGTGGCAGCTTAACATCGTCATAACACATCTTCTTGATCTTGGCCTCCTTGATAAACATGGGAGCCCAATCTTGGTTGCGCAGATTCTCACGGGCAAGGGCGAGGTTGCGGTTCTCAAGCGCGACATGAACAGGGTGGGGGTGAGGTGGGGCATGAGGAACAGGAGCAGGGATCCCGGCCTCCTCAAGAAAGCGCAGGGACCGGCGAGGAACAGCATACGGGGAGGATGCCTTCTGCATGGAATAAAGCTTGTTGTGATCAGCAAGCATTATAGCATGGGCCTGGGTGTTCAGAGTCGTGTCGGCAAAGGCATCTGCCCCGCCGCCATACCACCCCTTGGGGAGGCGATTGACAGGGTAGAATCTCGCAGTAGGGTCGTCCAAAGAAACATGATAGAGCTCAGGACCGATACGGACCACAGGGATGAACCTGTAGCCACGACCAAGCAGGAACTCCCTGAGCTCACGATTACTCAACCAACCATCTATAATGCCGACCGCGGTCCATTCAGAGGGAAACACGGCGGCAAGGGACTTGCGATACCAGAACAAAACTAAGCTGAAGAATGTCATGGGGGGTGGAGCCATATGCTTAACAATTGTACTCACGCCCCGGACAGGGGTGCCGCGGCGCAGGAGACTAGAGCAAGGGGAATCACCAGAAGGGGAAAGACACGCTCCAGAGAGGCGAGAGGGGGAAACAGCAATCACATCCAACCAGCAGTAGCCGGAGGACTGAGGACGCGATAAGGAAGGTAATCTACGATCCCAAACACGACGGCGATGGCCGAAAAGGGCCAATCCGAGGATTTGGAAGGGTAGGAATAAAACCAAGCAAAAAACAGGAAAAAGGAGAGTAAGTGCCAAGGCAAAGATGTGCACGGCGGGTAGGGCCAGGACCGTCACGCGGAAAGCGAGACGGCCCATGGGGTACCAGACCATGGCGGGATCATCAATGCGACCTTGGTCGAAAGCAAAAACCCAAACAAGAAGCAAAAACACCAAACAAACGAAAATTGGGGAGGGTACTGCCAAAGACAGGTCGGAAGGGAGGGGGGAGAGACTTGCGATCCGTCCTACCCCAGAAGGGTGGGAGGGGATACGCAAGGCGGTGAGGGGATCCCGGGAATTCGGCCGAATTCCCGGGATCCTATCCATACTCCCGATTCCCCTCATGACTATATCTGCGTCACGTCCTACTAGCAATCCTCCGTATACGATTAATACATCCGGCCCCGAGAACTATATTACCCGAGTCCGCTCCGGCGAACCTTGCTATCGCTCCATCTCGGATAATCGACGTCACTCAGATTCAGTCCTTACATATATCGCCTCTCCGGTCTCCGAGCGTGCGCTCCCCGCTTACCTGCTCCGGATCTTATTGCAGCACCCTGCTCGGCCGGGCCCTAGCTGTCTAGCGCC